GGCCCAGAGAATAGGGACCGAGAACAAGGTGACTGGCGTATGCGATGGGCATGAGCCGGACTATCACCAGGAGTACAAGAACTTCGTGGCCGTTGCAAAGAACCCCACCATCAGGGACGGCGAGATGTGGGTAGAGATCGAGATGATCGACGAAGCCTACGCCAGGCATCTGGAATCCTGCATGGCGCATGGCCTGCCTATCGGAGTCTCTTCCGTGGGCTATGGAGAATGCGATCATGATGGAGTCGTGGATCCTGATACATATGAGCTTGTCAGGTATATGGACTTCGTCACCTCTCCAGCTGGTGAGGTCTATGCATCGAAGAAGGAAAAGGACGATCGGAAAGAAGACGGCACCGACTCTTCAATGGAGGAGCAGGAGCAAGAAGGAGTGCCTTCCGAAGTCGAGAAGAAGATCGAGCAATATAAGAAAATCGAGTCGATAAGGAGAAGACTATCATGACCGAGAGAGAAAAACTTGCAGAAGCGAGGATCAGGGCATTCGATGCCATGATCGAGAATGCTTCCGATGAGAACATCAAGGCCTATGAGAATATCCTCAGGATGGAGGAGGCACTCAAGGCAAGGGAACTCAGGGAAGCTCAGAAGAATGTGGACCTTGATACTGTCAAGGAGAAGAAGGAGGACAAGGCCCTCACCGAGGCACAGGCCTTTGCCAAGAAGCTGAGAGAGGCACTTGCCATCGGCAGTAACTATACGGCCCTTGTCCCTACCACGATCGCAACAGAGATCCAGAAGAAGAAGTACGAGCACTCCCTTCTCAGAAGGTACTGCACCGTGCATCCTTCCACCGGCAACTACACCATCACAGTCGAGGGCAATGGTGTTACCGTGAACTACGTGGCCGAAGGTGCAGCCATTTCCGACTCGACCCCTACTGCCACCCCTGTACAGCTTGGTGCATACAAGCTTGCAGCACTCGTCAAGATCTCCAGGGAGTTCGTAGAGGACAGTGCCGTCGACTTCGTGGCCTATGTTGTAGATCTTATGGCAAAGGGCTTTGCTCTCAAGGAAGACGCAGAGATCCTCTCAGGCAGCGGCACCAATGCCATGACCGGTGTCGACACCATCACCATGACAGAGGGCACCAACCTGAAGACATCGACTTCCACCACTGCATTCACCTGGGCAGAGTTCAAGGCATTCCTCTCCCTTCTCAAGGCATACAAGAGGAGTTCCATCGTGGTCCTGTCGCAGACCACACTGGATACCATCCACGAATTCAAGGACGGATCCAGCTACATCTTCCCGCAGAACCAGGAGATCACCGAGATCCTTGGCGTAAAGGTAGTGGTATCGCCCGATATCGACGACTGTGCTGCAGGCAAGATCGTGGCCATCGCTGGCGACTTCTCCTACTACCACATCGCCGACAGACAGGACATTCAGATCAAGACCCTGTACGAGCTCTATGCCAACACAGATCAGATCGGCATCCAGGCAACTCAGAGGATCGATGGCAAGCCGGCTCTTGCCGAAGCCTTCGCATTCCTCAAGTGCAAGGCTTCCTGAGAGGAGTAGTCCATGGCCTATATGACTGTTGACGACCTCCGGGATTCCTACGGGTTCAGGATTGCGGACAGCAACCTTGGGCTTGTGGAGCAGGCTCTTGAGAGTGCCGAGGCAATATGCCTCCGCTACATGGGACTTACGGACGGACTCAGTGCCGAGCAGGTCGACTTCTTTGACGGTACTTCCCCCATACTGTCGCTCGACTGTGCTCCGGTCCTGAGTGTCTCCGCTGTCTATATGGACGGCTCAAGAATCTATGCGGAGGCGCTCGACAGCTCGGCATATCGTGTGGATCCGAAGGCAGGGACCATCTTCCTGTATGTATCTCCTGTCGAGTCCCGCGATGCGATCAAGGTCGTATACACGGCTGGCTACACGGCCCTGCCGGTGGATGTGGCCCTCTGCATTGCGATGACCTGCCAGAAGATACTGTCGGATCTCCAGGGGTCTGCGGTCGGAGTCCTTTCCAGGACACTGGAGGGAGGCTCCGAGACCCTGGACAACAACCTGCCCACCCTTGCGGTGAAGCAGGTCCTCGATGCCTACCGCCTCAGGAGGGCCAGATGAGAAGCAGGATCGATATGTCCGGCAATGCCGAGAAGGCGACTCTTGCCGTCAGGGCTTCCCTGCAGACGCTGGCTCCATCGCTCGTTGGCGATGTGGCCCATGAGGGCGCCGACTATATCAGGCAGCGCTATCTCAGGGGTCAGGCGCTGAACTACATCACAGGAGAGACCTACGGACACGTGAAGGCCTACTATGACAGGGCCCTTGGCGAATGGTGGATCAGACCCGGTGTCGGCATCCCCGGAAGCCACAACTACCTTGCCAGATGGGTAGGAACCGACAGGGAGTTCATGAAGCCAGGATTCGAGGCCTTCCTCAATCAGAGGAAGAAGGTCGAGGATGCGGTCAGGGACAGGGTAGAGGCCAGCTGGGCCGAAGGAGGAAGACCGTGAGAGAGGTCATATCAAGGACATCGAGACTCGCCTCCGGCGCACTTGACTATGTCTCCGGCTACATCAACGAGAGAGCAAGGGAGTGGAATCTTCCACCCATTGCCTCCATAGAGATGGGGTACAGGGACATCTTCACTGGAGTCAGGGCCTTCCCTGCCCTGATCTGCATTGTCAGATCGGCAAGGGATATCGATTCGTTCTCGACCCTCTACCATCTCCTCTTCGGTCTCGCGCTCAAGGGTGCGGACATCGACCTTCTTCAGGAGGATGGAGAGAAGTTCGCGGACATCCTGGAGGATTCTGTGAGAGCTGACGGTCATCTCGGTGGCCTTGCCATCGACACGACCGGCATCTCCATCACAACCGACTGTACCGGAGGCTTCTACGTGGTCTCCATGGAGTGTGATGTGAGCATCGACCGTGGAGCATTCGCGAATATGATAGAGGAGGCTGGACCATGAGGCTATGGAAGTGTCCCGTATGTGGACAGACGGCAATCAGGATCATGGGCGAGGATCGCAGATCCTGCCCTGAATGCGGAAACGACATGAGACCCATTCTCCGAGAGGAGAACGGCAAAGAAATCGGCCTGAGAAGGCTGGAGGAGTAGATTATGGCAGTAATGGCAGGAAAGGATGGGGTCATCTCCATCGGCGGTGATGCAATAGGTTATATCGATACATGGAACCTTACCCTCAACAGGGGGACCGCAGAGGTCTCCTCTATCGGAAGGGACTACAAGGAGTTCATCGGCACGGTCAAGGATTTCAGCGGAAGCGCCTCGGGATCCTTCGACTACGGCGATACCCAGCAGAAGAGCCTCGTGGACTCTCTGCTTACAGGAGGGTCTGCCGCAGCGGTCACTATGACGCTCGTGGCCAATTCGGCACTTACCTTCTCTGTGTCCGTGATCCTTACATCCGTGGCGCTGGGTGCAGCACATGGAGACAAGATAACGGTGAGCTTCAACTTCCAGGGCACTGGAGATATATCTGCTGCATCTTAAGCTGGCAGTGGAACATGATGATCGGGGGAGCTGGTCTCCCCTGACCTTCACATCAGATCCAGGAGGAAAGGATGAGGATAACGATCCAGAAGAGCGGCACATATGTGCCGAAGTTCGGCAATGGAGAGGTCAGGGTCGATTACGACCTGCCAAAGCCGTACCAGATAGAGGAAGCTACGGGAGAGCACATAGCGACCAGGCTCTGGAAGATGTGCGTGACCCGTGTCGAAGGCCTTGAGGACCAGGACGGCAGGGCCCTGACGAAGGATGACATCCTGGAGAGCGGACCATGGGTGCTCATCGACGAGACAGCCCTCGAGATTCTCAGGAAGTCAAGACTGACAGAGGCCGAAAAAAACGCATGAGGACACTCCTCTCCCTCTGCTGTGAAGGTTACGATGCAGACTTCAGGCAGACGCTGGGTCCGGAGGACCGGGAGATGGGGCTCAAGAGCGGGATATGGGTAAGGAGGACGGATATCCCATCCTTCTTCCATGACGAGCTCTGCACATCAGCAGTGAACTTCTTCTTCCGCTGGCTGCGCATGGGATTCCCATACGGCCACTGGGGGGAGAATCCGAATATCCTAGTAGAGATAGTCGAGACACTGGAGCCTGTCCATAGGCTCTACAATCCACCGAGGTCTCCTCTCCAGTGACCCCGGTCACGAGGAGGAGACACAATGGCATCATCAGCGGATCTGAAGATAAAGGTCACGACAGATGTATCGTCCGCTACCGGTGGACTAACAAAGCTTCTTTTCTCATTCAATCAGATAACACAGGCAGCAGGCTTCGTAGCAGGAAGGTTCGAGGACCTCAAGAGAGCTGCAAAGGAATGCATAGACCTGTACGGTGTCCAGCAGAGGGCGGAGATCCAGCTTGCCACCTCCATCAAGGCCACAGGCAATGCCATAGGCGTCAGCCTGACCCAGCTCAAGGAGATGGCCTCGGGATTCCAGAGCGTCACCACATATGGAGACGAGACCGTGCTGTCCATGGAATCCATCTTCGTCTCGAGCAGGGCGATAGCGCGGGACTCACTGCCCCGTGTCACGGAGGCCGCGCTCGACATGGCAACTGCCATGGGTACCGATGCCGTGGGAGCAGCCAAGAACCTGTCTAAGATCCTCGCCGATCCGGCCAGGGGCATGGATACCCTCAGGCAGGCCAATGTACACCTGTCCGATTCTGTCAGGGAGCAGATCGTACAGCTCCAGGAACAGGGCGACCTCTATGGTGCACAGCAGATAATCCTCGATCACGTAGAGTCTGCATACGGAGGCATCTCCAGGGCTGTTGCGGAGACGGACCTCGGCAAACTCCAGCAGGCAGGCAATGCCTGGGGCGATATCAAGGAGAATATCGGCGATCTCATCCTGATGTACTCGTCAGGGGCCATCAACTTCTTCTCCAAGGCGACTCAGGATCTTGCCAACAACGTAGCAAAGTTCATACAGAAGGAACATGACCAGCTCAATACGGTCAAGGGACAGTATTCCGATGTCTCTACTGAATGGCTTAATCAGGAACTCAGGGCCCTCACGGATCTGAAGAAGAGGCGGGAACTTTCTCTTGAAGATATGAGGGCCTATGAACTCGAAGATGTCGTGAGCATTGAAGAGAGAGAGGCCGAGATCCTGGAGATCGAAAAGGAACGCCAGGCCATCATGGACGAACTTCTGAAGCGACAGAATGCACTGGAAGAAGGTGCGTCCGGTGGCACCGAAATTCCCGGATACCCCACAGGAGGGAAGGATCCCGAGGATCCAGGGAAAGGAGTCTCTGCCGGTGCCTCGTCGACAGTGAAGGCGGTAGAGACACTCAACGACTACATCGCCAAGAACAGGTCTCTCTCGCGCTCTGCCCAGGTCGAATACATCAACATGCAGATCGCGGCCGCACAGGCCCATCTGGAGAACGCAGAAGCGGGGTCCACAGAAGAGCGCCAGCTGGAGCAGATCATCCATTCCCTGAGAACACAGAAGGCGACATTGCTTGCTGTGGAGGAAGAGGAGAAGGAACTCTACAAGGCGAGAGCCTCCCAGGGAATGACCATAGACGACTTCATCGACTCAAACAGAGCGAAATCGAAGGAGGCGCAGGCAGCATATCTCGACATGCAGATCGCCGAAGCGAAGATGTTCGCATCGAATCTCACCGCACAGGACGAGGAATACGATCAGATATACGAGATAATCAACGCACTGGAGGATGAGAAGAAAGCACTGTACGAGGTCAACAACGAGATGAAGGAGTACAGGTCCTTCACCTTCAATGACGGAGTCAAGGCCACTTCGGATTTCGTTAGCGCAGTCGGCAACCTCTACTCCACCCTCGCGGGCAATGTGAAGGGAGAACTCCAGGAGATGAAGGATGCCTGGAGCGACTACTATGACGATCTCAAGTCCAAGCACGAGAAGGACCGCGACATACTGGAGGCACAGCTGGCATCGGGCATCATAGGCTACGAGGAGTACCAGGAAGCCGTTACCAATATGTACGAGAAGGAAGTCGAGGCCAAGCAGAAGGAACAGGCAGAGGAAGAGAAACTGAAGCAGAAGGCCGACGAACTTGCCAAGAAGGCATTCTATGCGAATCAGCTCAACTCGTTTGCCAATGCCACTATTTCGGGCGCTCAGGCCATAATGAGAGCATGGGCGGACTACCCATACTATGTGGCAGCACCTCTCACTGCCCTTCTTGCCTCCACGACAGCCATCCAGCAGGCCACTATCATGAGCCAGAAGTACACTGGCGCTGCCACCGGAGGCATCGTACAGGGACCTACCCACATCCTTGCCGGTGAAGGTGAAGGCCCCGAGGCCGTCCTTCCGCTCTCCAAGTCGAGGCTCAAGGAGTATGGCCTGCTTAACACTGACGACCAGTCAAGAGGAGTGATCTACCTTACTATCAACGTGACTGGTGCCGACTCGACTCCTGAGGCTGTCTTCCAGGGAATAGAGCGCGCACAGAGACAGGGCATCCTGCCCAAGTGGAGATATGCATGAGCTGGAAAGTAAGACTGGGCCTGTCCGGAGGCCCTGAGACGTATGATATTCTGGCCGAAGGGTTCGGGTTCAAGCAGCTTGTCGGAGAGAAGGGAGAACATGCGGCACAGTCCGTAACCGTCTCCATAAGAAGCACTGCTGCAACTGCAGCACTGCTGACCGAGACGCAGAAGTTCGTCAGCGCATCGCTCTATGACGACAGCCACGCCCTGGTCTACCAGGGCGTGGTCCGACCCTATATCTCCACCTCTGTCCAGTACAGGGCGGAGGATCCTCTCCAGCTGGAGATCATAGACCTCACGGAGACCCTGCACATCAGAGTCTGCCAGGATCTCTCCAGCTACACGGAGAACGAGATAGACTACTCCGGCGTGGTGCTCGTGGATGATCCGAGGACCAATATCTCCCTGGAAGACCTGGTATCCTATCTCTTCGGCCTTGCAGGCTACACAGGGACCATCACATGGGCCGTCCCTGAGACCAGGGTAGTCGAGTACTTTGTCCTTTCCGATGGCGACTACATGGACGAGGTCATCTCCCAGCTCCTGTACGAGCACAATCTTGACTACAGATTCAAGATCGGAGGCGTGGAGATCATCCCTACCGATCTCTCCTCTTCTGTGTCCGGTTCAATCTCGGCCCTGATCAACAGGCTCAAGGTCTCAAGGGATGATGACACTACCGATGGCGTCATCGTCAACTATGGAGAGTACAGGACCTCCTATCATCAGAGAATCTTCTACGAGAGCTACAAGAAGACATGGGATATCCTGAGGGGAGATCCTATCTGGAGGACCTTCTCCGGAAATCTGTTCAACCAGAAGATGACCTATGATCAGCCTGAGGCAGACAAGAGGAACTACGAGTTCGACCTATCTGTCTGGCAGAGCGATGGAGGCAAGGTCGTGGGGCTCTCCAACTACGACTGGGGCTCTGATCTGAGGAGCAATTTCGGAGGCTATCATACCGTTCATCATTCAATGGAGTCCCTCAAGTACAACGGTGCAAGAGCCTACGTCGAGTGCGATACAGGATTCCGAGGAGGCTGGGGCTACAGGATATGGTGCGATGCGGACGTCACGTACCTTGCCAACACCTCGGCAAGGTGCGGATACTATGGAACCGACCCCGATACCCTATCCACTTCATATATCTGCAATGCTGCGAGTGCCAAGGCCCTTGCCGACAACCACTACAAGAGACTCAGAAGCTCGGCCGTCAAATATACATTCGAGGCCCTCGAGAGCTTCGAGGTCGGCAGATTCTATGCGCTGACAGAATCCGCAGTGTCCAGCATCTCGTCCAAGATAAGGATCATCTCCAGGGAGTATGACCCCGTGACAGGAGTCTACGCATACAAGGCAGAAGGTGCCGACGACATCGCCATTACTGCTCCCATATCCGTGCTCGAAGGAAGGGACAGGGAGAGCTACTCGGACTCCAGCCCCTTCAGGGTCGATGTCTCCCAGGCTGTCGTCAACTCGGCTTCCGACTCCATTCTTGTGACCATGCAGGGCTATGATGCCGAGCATGCGGACAGTCTTGAGCTCTACCTCAATGGCACTCTGGTGTCCTCGTCCAGACAGACCACTATCGAGGGTTCTGTCCTTGTGTCAGGAGAGAACACACTTGAGGCCAGGGCCTACTATACCGGATTCTCCGGCTACCAGACGGCATATGCCACCGTTACGAGATTCTACTCGGATTCCGAGCTCTTCAAGGTCGAGTACGCATGGAGCAGCTCTGCAGACACTGCTCCGATCGAAGGCTGGAGCGCTCAGCCTGCAGAGAGGACTTCGGAGAGACCATTCCAGTGGATGCGCACATCCACCGACAACGGAGAGACGTGGGCGTACTCGTGCATAACCGGAGCGGAGGGAGAGAAGGG